TCCACTAAGTGCTCCATACTTTAACTCACCTTGGTCAAGAGTAGCATTTAAAAATGCTTGTTGTCTTTCAGCTCGAGATAGCTGAGTTGCAGCTTTTTGTAATGTTGTAGCATAAGCTTCTGCAGCATCATCTATTCTTACAAGAATACCTAATTCATCAAGAATTTCTGGCTCTAATTTTGCAACCCCTCGGAATAACCTGTCCGTTGCATCTGCAAGATTTCTACCCAGTGCGATAGATGCATTTCTTGCTACAGTAGTTAATCTTTCCATTTCATCAGCAGTAAATCCTGAAGTTGTACCAATTGAAGCTGCTCTTAACGCTGCTTCTAATGATAAAGCTCCACCTGCTGCTTCTCTTAATCCTTCAGCAAGATTCATAGCACTTCTACCCGATTGTCGGGCAATAACGCTAAAACCTTCAATGAGAGTATTTACTTCTGACGCTCTTTGTAAAGCGCCGAAAGCCGCGGTCGCGGCAAAGATGTTGGCTGCTAGTGTAGCATATGCGGCAACGAGTCCTGATGACCCAGTGCCTATCATTTCTTTTTGTTTTGAGAATCCTTTTGCGGCAGATAAATTACTCTGATAAACAGATTTATTTAGTCTATCATTACGAGCATGTTCTTTATTAAGATTTTTTGTGGATTTTGTAGTCTTTTTCTGTTCTTGACCTAATTTTTTCGTAGCTGCTACGGTTTTTTCCGTATCTTTCGCTACGACTTTTAATCCTTTTGAAGTTGCTATAACTTCAATTAATACCTTGCTATTAGCCACCTGTTTTTCTCTTTATCTTATCATGAGCTTCTTTTATTGCTTTTTGAGATTCTTTTATTCTTCTGTCTTCCATAAATAAAACAAACTCTAGTAGAAACTCTTCTTGATGCTTCGGAACTTTATATTGTTCCATTAAAAATTTAAAATTTGTAAAGTCTTTTCCTATATATCCAATATCAGGATACATTCTATCGCCTAATGAATTGTAAAGGCTCATATAGTCTAAAATAAATTCTGGAAAGTCTTCCCATTCTAAAGGACACTTATCCCAATCTATTTCTTGTCCTGTTTGTTCGCACATGTCCAAGTACTGTGACTTGGTCATGCCTATACTTGCATTATCCAGCAGGACTGCTAACTTTTTGAACAGGAGCTTCTTGTTCTCCTCCACGAAAGTTTTGCAAGTCAAAGACTACCTCATTGAGCCAATTATCAAATTCTTGAGAATTTTCTATTAAAACTTCGGCATTGTCTTGTGAGTAAGGCATTTCATCTTCGTGATTTTGACCTTTTAAATCTACAAGAATTAAATCTTCTAAGTACTTTAATTTAAGTCCTTTCCAATTTTTAACAACTGCTTGTGAAAATTCTTTTATAAACTTTTGTTCGTCTAACTCTTCATTAAATATTCTTAGTTTTCTATCAAACTTATTTGAAGTTGACCTTTTTCTAAGACTCATTAATTCTTTTCTAGAAAGATTTGCTAATTCTAGTTTAAATCCTTCTAGTCCTGGGAAGTCTACCCATGCTGTTTTACTGTCTACCAGTAATGATTTTAATTCCATTTTTTCTCCTAATATGTTATTATTGTTCCTAAATCTGTCGGACTTGTAACTAACCTATAGTCATAAGTCTGTGTAAATACTTCTGCAGGTGCTGACCTTTTGGTAAACATGCAACCTGATAAATTAGCATCAAAAAATGTGCTGCCATTTACTAAAGTTTTAATTCTTACTGAAGTATTAGTGTTAAATGTTTGAAATTCAGATTCATTAGCACTACTATAAAATTGTGTTATATTACCGCTAACAACTCTATCTGTCAAACTATAACTCGAAGGATACATTGCATTACTAGCTGATGTTACATCAAGACTATTTTGTAATGTTTCATAAGGAGTCCATTCTATATTATTTTGCACGCTCAAAGTAGCTGCAGCCAGATTTGTGACATCTGAACCGCCAACCTCTACATCAAGCACAGGTGTTGTGGGAGTTCTTGTGGCACTTGCAGATTGCAAGCTACCAGGAAGTGAATAATTTTCATCTCCTACTCTTTCTAGTTTTTTACCGTTTCCACTTACTGCTAATATGAGATGATTCTCTTTTGCGAATCTAATTTCTCCTTGAGTTATTACGCAACCTTCTATTTTTAAAGTTTGCGTATTAGAGACTATGTACATATCAAAAGATTTTAATAATTGTTCTCCTGATGATGTGTCATAGTCTGTTAAAAGCTCTAACACGATATTCTCATCTTTCTCTGTAGTAAGATGAGTTTCAAAACTAAAGTTGGCAGGATTTGCTTTAGTTATACTTGTTCCTGAAAACATTTTAGTTTGGTCGTGCAAAGTCTTAACTTGATACGCCTCTTCTGCAAATGTTTGTCCGAAACTAAGGGCGGGAGTAATCTTTACATTGTATCGATTACCCCCTTGTACTATATGGAGTTCGCTTTCTCTTAGAAAGTTAAACCCCGACATGTTAACTTACTGCGTTACTACCGCTTGCTGCGTACCCACTTTCTGAGTGAGTTGTAGAACCTTTGTATTTAACAACGATTTCATCTCCAGCAGTTCCACCTTCATCAAGGCCAGTACCTACTGCTGCAAATTCGATATTTGTTGAGATAACATCTGCAACTTCAATAGTTGGAATTGAGATGTGTGCTTTTGGAATATCTAACTCCACTTGTGGAGATGTTCCTGAAGCATTTCCTAAGAATACGCTCATATCGAATGATGGGTTAATTAATTTATCAGCTGCCTGCATGTCTGCTAGTAACTGGTTTGATCCATTAGTTTTTGTATCTAAATAACAGGTTAGTGTACCTGACATTTGTCTTGACCCACTAAATGAACCGATTGGTTGGTCAATAACACCAAGTGTTTCAGGTGTCAAATAAGTAATATTATTTGTAATCGTTAAACTTCCACCTGTGATAGCTATATCATAAGTTTTAGAATCTAATCCACCTGCTGATTTACCTCCACCCTGTGCTGTTACTCCTAGAGTTAACTGTGATAGTTTATTTCTAAGATAATCTGCATCAGTAGTTGAAGTAGTATCAACATAATTAAATTTCTCTACTCTTGTTGCATCAGTTGATGTTGCATCAGAACCTGCTGGTTTGGAATGTACTGCCTTTGAAGGGTCTTCAATAGCACTTGACACTTGGTCAATACTTGTACAATTTCCTGACCAACTTAGTGTTGCAATACCATCAATAGCAAAATCAATTTCTACTTGGTTTACTTGACAGTCATTAAGTCTGTAAGTTGTATTTTCTAGTGCAAAGAAAATGGATAGTTTTAGCAATTCGTGATGGTCACTTCTTAAGAAGGATACATCTGCGTCAGTTGAATCACATGTTACTGCAGTTGCTGATGTGCCGCTTAAAGCACCTCCAGTTATATCTTTACCCGCGATTGCTGCCCAAAGAATATTTTCAACCATGTCATGTTTACCACTAGTTCTGAAACTATTAGTTCCATGTTTGAAAGGTCTTGCATAAGTTTGAAAAGACCATTCACCTGGTGATAAAGAATCGTTGAATCTTTTTGAGCTTCTTCTTGGGGAAGCACCTGCTTCAGTAACTGTGATGTCTGAGGATTCGTTTGCTTGAGAAAAACTATATCCATCTAATACACCAATTCTAAAAGTATTTGCGTCGTTTTCGTTACCTACAAATAACCCTGTTCCTGTTCTGCCACCTTCAGCAGTAGTTCCAGAGGTTACTCCGTTAATAGTAAGGATTAGACCATTTGCGCCACTACCTGTGGAGGCAGTTGAAGTAACTGTATTATTGTCTGCATAGCCTGAGCCCCTAAAGTTATTTGGAATAAATACTTCAGTTACTGCTCCACTGTTTACAGCGGCAACTATACATTTGAAATTAGTACCAGAACCATTAGTTGTGCCAAAAGTAATTATGTCACCTACGGCATGACCAGAGTTTGTACCTGCAATTTGATCGACTGTTAATACGTTACCTCCAGCAGATGTTACTCCATTTACTGAACTAACAAATACTTTGGTATTTCTCGATAGATTTAAAGCCATTGCTTTCTCCTATATTTATCTTTGGAAAGGATTCCGCATCACATTAATGAGCGTCTTCGTTTCCTAATATCGTACTTCGACTGTGAGTTCGCCGATTCCTAATGGTTCTATAACTCCTTCATCAGTACTAATCGATTCGATTGTTAGTGAAGTTGTTTGTTCATTAGGTGAAACTGAGTCGTCATACACCAAAACATCATTATCGTCGATTACTCTTTCAATATCTTCGAGTAATAATGCTAATTCTTCTTGAGCATCATCTTCATTATGAACATATGCTCTTATCGTTAAAGTTAAAAATCTCCATTTGTATGCACTAGGTAAATACTGTCTTGTTTCATCTCCCGCTACTACACATACTTTTGGATATTGTTCTATTTCATCTAAAAATTTCATCTTTGCGCTTACATTATCAAAAACGTTTAGATTAAAAGGGTGAGAGCCATCTATTTGTTTTAATTTATCGGCCATAGCTAAAGCAATCTTTTTTCGTTTAGTTCTATAAGTTGCCATTACTCTCTCCTAAGTGTAAATTTTTGTTCTGTATATTGTGCTGCCAAATTTCTTATACTTTTTGTTATAAGAGGTTTTGGATTATATCCTGTAGGCCATCTTTTCGGTCCTTGGTTTTCAAAAGTTTCATAGGGGTCAAATTGATATCTATACTCTCCTATTAAAGTCTTTGGTCCTTGTCTTAACTCGGATAACTCAACACTATTTGAGAATCTTCCAGTCTGATTTATTAGTGCTGGTCTTCCCATATTTCTTCTTACTTCTGCAGGTAATCTTCTATTTATCTGCAATCTTAATTTATTAATTTCTCTTTGTGATCCTCCAGATTCTCTTGTTTTTTTACTTACTTTTCTAGGAGGTATCACAGGCATTCTTAATCCTACTTTAGCTGAAGCCAAGGCTACTGCTGATTTTGCAATAGGATTTTTAATTTTAGCCTTTGTTCTTTTTCTTTTTCTAGTAGTAGCTTTATAAGCTTTTGGTTTTTTGCCAACTGCAACTTGTGTAAGTTGATTTACTATTTCACTTTGCATTGGTTTAGACCCTTCAATATTTGCAAAGTCGTTAATAAATTGGGTTAAAAACGTAAGTAAATTACTTCCATCTATTTGTGCAGACTTTCTTAAATCACTGCTACTAATTAATTTACCTAATCTACTTTCTAATTTACTTTTTTTACTTTGGTCTTCAAGAACTAAATCTTGACTAGCTTGTCCAGATAAAACATCTATTAGCTTTTCTTTAATTAATAAATGTTCATATTGATCAACAGTGTCAAAATATTCTTGAGTAACATCAGTTAGTGTAACAAGATTTTTTGAATTTTTAACTAAATTACTTCTAGTAATTGCTATTGCTACAGTATATAATGCTCTATAAGTCTCTGATAAAGCCCCTAATCTTGGTAAACTCATAATTCCCCCACGACCATCTGCCGTACGGCCTTGTCCTATTGATGCAACTCTTGTAAATGCTTTTCCTTGTCTTTTTAATTTTTCTACT